AGGGTGCTGACTTAGCAAAACAACAAATGTCGGGTCTTGGTAAATCTGCCGACGGCACGACGGGAAAATTAGGCAAACTTTCCGGTATGATGAAAGCTGGAGTTGCAGTTGGCTTAGTAGCAATTGGTAAAGGTTTAACCGAAGCCGTACAACAATTTATAGGTTTTGATGACGCTATGACACAGTCATTAGCGATTATGAATACAACCGTTGAGCAACAAAAACGTATGGAAGAATCGGCTCTTGCCGTTTCAAGAACATCTAGGATTACTGCTGAACAATCTGCTGAAGCATTTTTCTTCCTAGCATCTGCTGGTTTAGATGCTGAACAGTCTATATCTGCACTTCCACAAGTAGCTAAGTTTGCTCAAGCTGGTATGTTTGATATGGCTACTGCAACTGACTTAGCAACAGATGCTCAGTCTGCATTAGGACTTACTGTCGATGATGCACAACAAAACTTAGAAAATCTTACGAGAGTTACAGATGTTTTGGTAAAAGCTAACACATTAGCCAACTCTTCTGTACAACAGTTCTCTGAAGCACTTACTAACAAAGCTGGTTCTGCATTGAAGGTAGCTAACAAAGGTATCGAAGAAGGTGTTGCAGTATTATCAGCATTTGCAGATAGAGGTGTAAAAGGTGCTGAAGCTGGAGAAAAACTAAACCAGTTACTTCGTGATATTCCTAGAGCAACAGCAAAGAATGCTGAAGAGTTTGCAAAACTTAATCTATCTATGTTTGATTCAAGTGGTAACTTAAAAAATGTTGCAGACTTGATTGAAGAACTAGACACAGTTCTTGCACCAATGTCAGATGAGCTAAAAGCATCTACATTAGACCAGTTAGGACTAAATCGTGGTGTTGCTGATGCTGTAAAGATATTATCTGGTGCTGGAGATGAAATAAGGGCTTATGAATCAGCTTTGATGCAATCTGGTGGTACTACTGAAGATGTAGCAAACAAACAGATGGGTTCACTTAAAGCACAACTTGATTTGATGAACAATGCATTTTCTGAGCTAGGGATTCTCATAGGAGATATTATTGCACCAGCTCTTACTGCTTTAGTTGAAGGTGTAACAAAGACTGTCAGAAAATTCACAGACTTCATAAGTAATCAAAGAGAACTAAGTGCAGAAATAAAGAAGAATGTTGAAGAAGCAGATAAGTCAGTTGGACTTTATGGTACAAAATTACCAAAAGCATACGATGTTTATGGAACATCAGTTAAAGATACAACTGATGAATTAATAGACCATAGGACTGCAACTGAAAAAGCTATTGAAATGGGTACTAAATATGCAGACATGAACAATGGTAGATTAGCCACTGACCAAATTGTTGCAGATGCACTTAAAACATTTACAAGAGAAACAGAGAATAATACAGATGCGATAGAAGAACAAACAGAACAAGCCAAAGAATTTGCAGATACAATGAAATCAAAACTCTTACCTTCACTTCAATCAGTTGTTGATGCTCAAGACAAACTTAAAGATATTCAAGATAGAATAACTGATGCTGAAGAAGATAGAGATGAAGCTAGTAAGAATCTTACAAAAGCTCAAAAAGAATTAGAAAATGCATCTTTGCAAGTTTCAGTTGCAGAACAAAAACTAGCTGATGCAAAAGATAAAGCAAAACAAGTTACCCTAGAAGAAAAACTTGCAATAGCACAGCAAGAAGAAACTATTAGAAAATTAGTTGAAACTGAAGAGCGTAATGAGATACAAGAGCTTCAGTTAGCAATAGCAAAAGAAAAACTTACAGAATTAATAGAAGCATCTACTGGAGCTACTAATGAACAAACACAAGCTGAGAGAGAGTTAGAGAGAGCTTTAGAAGCAGAACAAAGAGCTACTGAGCGTGTTACAAAAGCACAAGAAGCACTTACCAAAGCACAAAAAGAACTTAATGAAGTAACTGCAAAGACACCAAAGAATCTTCTTGAGATAGCTATGGCTAAAAAAGAATTAGATGATGCTCTTAAAAATTTAGATGCACTTGGTTCTTTTGAAGATGGATTAGCACTTCTTGTTGAATCGACTGGTATGAAGCTACAAGATTTAATAAATATGGCTAATGCAATAAGAAGTGGTAATAATATTTCAGTTGGTTCTGGTGGTGGTGGAGACTCTGGTGGTGGAGATGGTGGAAGCACTGGGAGTGAAACTTTTGATACTGATGGTGTATCTGATGGTGGTGCTGGAAATGATGTAATACCTTCAAGAGTTCCAGCATCTCAAAGAGTAGCTAGTACAGTTCTATTTACACAAAATCTTAAGTTTGAAAATCCTAAACTTGAAGGAGATGAACTTGCTCTCAAAGTTGCAGAACAAGTTAGAAGAGCAACAAGAAATGGTATCAAAGTTATAACATGAGTGTTGCATTCGATTCAGATGTAACACTAACAGTCGAGATTGCACTGGATAGTTCTCCATTTGATGCATCACAATCATTTACAGACATAAGTTCTTTTGTAAGGTCTTTTCAATTCTCAAGAGGTAGGTCAGATGAATTATCTGCATTTAGAGCTGGTACATTGACATTAAATGTATCTAATGCAGATAATAGATTTAATCCATCTAATACTTCTAGCCCTTACTTTGATTCATCTGCTGGAAGAACAAAGATACAACCACTTAAGCAAGTAAGAATAAAAGCTGTTTATGATTCTGAAACTTATACAATTTTTCGTGGTTTCTTAGATGTTATACCAGTCAAGTTTATAGCAGAAGGTGCTGACTCCATTGTTCAATTTACAGCGATAGATGCATTTAGATTGTTTCAAAACCAAACATTTCAATCGGTTGGTTGGAGAGTTGGTAGAACTGGTTTTACAGAATTAGGTCAAAGGACAAGGTTAGGTTATTCAGATGCTCAAGAACTATCTTCACTGAGAGTTTCAAGAATATTAAATGCAATAGGTTTTCCTTCTGCATTAAGAAGTATTGATACTGGAACAAAACAAGTTATAACACAAGGATTAACAACAAATGTTTTGACTGGCTTAAGAGAATGTGAAACAGCAGAGAATGGTCAGTTCTTTATTGATAGAGAAGGTAAAGCAACATTTAGAAATAGGGCATATAAGTTTACTAATACAAAATCTACAACTGTTCAAGCTACATTCGATAATTCTGGTTCTAATTTACCATATACAGATGTTCAATTAGGTTTTGATGATAATGAAGTTATCAACAATTATTCATGGACAAGAAGTGGTGGTACTACACAATTTATTGCTGACTCTGACTCGATTCAAAGATTTACACCAATAAACTCTTCTGAAACTACAATCAATGTAAATGATGCTGATGTTGCTGGAATTATTCAACAAAAGCTATCAGAGACAGCTATTCCAATTATTAGAATTGATAGTCTTACAATAAATCCAAGACAGAATACTAGCATTTGGGAACATGCTCTTGGAAGAGATTTAGGAGATAGAATCAAAGTAAATATTACAAATCCAGATAGCAGTACATTTAGTGATGAACTCTTCATTGAATCTGTATCACATAGTGTAAGTGCATCTACTCAAAGTTGGCAATGGATAATGACACTTAGCCCAGCATCTTCTTCATCTTGGGTATTAGGTCAAGCACAATTAGGAATTGGTACACGATTTGCTTATGCTTAGTGCTATGATAAAAGAGATAAAAGGAGATAAATAATGGCAGGAGCAGGTTGGCAAAGTTATTCCACTGGAGACTTGATAGATGCTACGACATTTCAAACATTCATACAAGACCAAGTTATTCAAGTATATGCAGATTCATCAGCTAGAGATACAGCATTAGGAACTAATGATGCAGAAGGTATGTTCTGCTTCTTAAAAGATTCAAATACTTTACAATTCTACGATGGTTCAGCTTGGGTAAACTTTATTGGAGATGGAGATATAACTGGAGTTACAATAACTACTGCATCTAACTCTGGACTTGCTGGTGGAGCATCTGCGACATCTGGTGCATTCTCAGCTACAATGACAACAGACTTAAATAATCTTGCATCTGCAACAGTCAATGTTGCAAATGATAGTATCGCTATCATTGATGCAGATGATAGTAATGGAAGTAAAAAAGAGAGCATAGCTGATTTTGTTTCTGGCATAGCTGGAACTGGATTGACTGCTTCAAGTGGTCAGTTAAATGCATCAGCTGGTGTTACTCTTGGATTAGTATTAGCACTAAGCTAGGAAGGAAAATATGGCAGATACTTTACATTCAGCAACTGGAGTTTTAGGTACAAGTGCAACAGACATAATTGATGCAGTGCCTTCATCTACAACAGAGACATCAATAGGAATATTGTTGGCAAATGTAAACTCAAGCAGTCAAGATGTAACAGTTGATTTAAGTCTTACAAAATCTGGTGGAACATTAAGACATCTTTTAAATAATGTTACTTTACCAGCTGGAGCAACCATAGAGTTAAATACAAAGATTACATGTGAGACTGGAGATGTTTTACAAGGACTTTGCTCATCAGCATCAAGTGCTGAGTTTACTTGTACATTCTTGAGACAGACATAGGTGGCTTATGTCATTTGGTTATATTGGAGATATATCTACCAAGATAAAACAACAAGTTAAAAATGAAGGAATACTATCTGTTACTGAATTACTTGAATTAGAAAAAGATGGTTTTCTAGGTGGTAGTTTAGAGCTTATTGAAGAAAAATCTATAAGTGGTGTATCTTCTGCAATTTTTACAGATATAAAAGAAAATGTTTATGATGTACATTTTTTACAAATAAATGATTATCAACCTATATCAGACAATACAGATATAAGAGTAAGGTTTTTTGAAAGTGGAGTAGAGCAAAGTGGTAGTGTATATCAATATGCTTTTGAATTTATGACAGCAAATGGGTCAAGGGGTGAAGTACAAGATACAAGTTCAACTTATATAAGAGCTACATTTAATACAGGTAATTCAACAAATGAAAAACAAGTTTCATATAATTATTTTTATAATTTAGGAAATAGTGCAAAGAATAGTTTTCAAACAATGCAAACATGTGGTATGAATAATCTAACCGAATTTATTACAGCTTTTGGTGGTGGAGTACTAGGACAAGCTAGTACAGTAAATCAAATAAAATTATTTAATGGAAGTGGTAATTTTAGTTGTACTGCAAGTTTATATGGGATTAAACAATGAGTAACCTAAGATTATTAAATGAAACTACTGTAAGCACAAGTGTAAGCACAGTAAATGTAACAGATGTTTTTTCTGAAGATTTTGATATATATAAAATTACTTTTAGTGGCATTTCAACAGCAGGAAGTACAGCAACACCTCTAAACGCTAGGTTAATTAATTCAAGTGGAAGTGTAATTACTTCTTCCGAGTATGATTATGGTTTTTTACTTTTAAAAGCTGAAACCTCTGATACAGAGAGCAGAGCAACTAATGGTACACAATGGGATAATTTTTTTGGAAATCCAGATGATAATCCAGAAGTAGTAAGTGGAGTAGCATATATATTTAATCCATTTTCTAGTTCATCTTTTACTTTTGCTATAAATCAAGTAGCAGTTGAAACTAGAAGGTGGTATAAAATGATACAAATTTTGACAGATTTAAGTTCAGTAACAGGATTTCAAGCATTTGAAAGTAATTCAAGACCAATAAATAGTGGTGTATTCAGAACTTATGGACTAAGGGTTGATACATAATGGGATTATTACAAGTATCAACAAATACAGTATCAAGTGCTGTAAGTTCTGTGGTATTAACAGGAATAGATGATGATAATGTGTACATGGTAGCTTTTAATAATGTTGTAGGTGCAACAAATAATGTTGGACTTCAAATACAATTAACTAAAAGTGGAACTGCACAATCTGATAGTGAATATGATTTTGTATATAAAAATTTAAGAACAGATAGTGGATTTACAACTACTTCTGGAACAAATAATACTGCTGTTTCATTAGGTAATACAGGAACATCAACAAGTGAGAGTTCACAAGGTATAATTTACCTTTATAATTTTAATAACAGTTCGGAGTTTAGTTTTTTTACTAATGAAACTTGCCATTTTAATGCAACACCTTTTTTAACAGGAGCGCAGGGTGGTATTGTGCATACTGTTGAAAGTGCAAGTGATGGGGTTAATTTTAAAATGTCAAGTGGAAACATTGAAAGTGGTAGCTTCACACTTTTCAAAGTAATATGAGGTTTAGATGAGTACAGAATATGGCAGAATAGGAACACAAATAGAAAATAGCTTCAGAAACAATAATGGTATTTATACACTCAAAGATATTTATGAACTAGATGCAGAAAATAAATGGACTAATTTTGGGCAGTTGGAATTGATACAGACACAAACATTTACAACAACATTAAACGTAGATTTCACTTCAATTAAACAAGATATTTATGATGTTCATTTTGCAACTGTATCTGTTGATAGACAAACTACAAGTAGCGAGAGTGTAGGCATACAATTTTATGAAAATGGAACATTAGAAACAGGTACAGTTTATCATTATGCTTATCAAAATGGAGATTCTGGTGGCACTTTGAACGAGAGTAGGACTAATGGAAGTAGTAGATTATGTGCTACGCAATTTGTAAATCCCGGAGATAGGAAATCTGGTGACAGCTATTTTCTTGATGTAGGCGACAGTACAAGAGATGCTGTACTCAGCTAAGCCGCATATTACTTTGAAAAGTG